AACTATTACCTAAAGAGTGGTTAGTTCCAGTTAGAAGAAAACCAAATGTTCAAATTAGAATGACTTTAAAAACTTACGCTGCTTATACTTACTCTCTTGCTAAAAAAATAGATGAGTGGGCTAAATTTCCACCAGATTCAACAAGAGCTCTCAAAATAGGTATTGATAATTTTTCAACTAATGTTCTTGAGGCTGAGTATCGTACATTGTTGTAATTATTATACGCCATGTGTTATATTTGACACATGAGTCTGTCACAAACAATAAGCTTAAAAGACCAGAAAAAATTTGAAAGCACGTTGGCAGAGATGAAGAAGAGGGCTCAAGAAGACCCAGTTTACTTTTTTGAAACATTTTTATATACCTTTAACCCAAAAGCAGAGCCATTTCATTTTAGATTCAAACCATTCCCTTTCCAAAAAAGATTAATTAGAACTTTAGTTGCTGCTATTAACAATGGTGAGGATTTATTTATTGAAAAATGCCGTGAAATGGGTGCTACTTATACCATCCTTGGGGTATTTCTTTGGTTGTGGCTTTGGTATCCAGCCTCTAACTTTTTGGTTGGTTCTCGTAAAGAGGACTATGTTGATAACCGTAGGGGTGGAGTAGTTGGCAACAAAGAAGAATCTTTATTCGGCAAGCTTGATTACATGATTACTCGGTTGCCAGACTTTATTTTGCCAGAGAGGTTTAATCGGGACAAGCATTTTAATTATATGAGTTTAGTTAATGTAGAAAATGGTAATGCTATTTCTGGTGAATCTTCTAATCAAAACTTTAGTCGTGGTGGTCGCCAAAAAGCAATTCTATTGGATGAATTTGCTTTCTGGGGTAATGATGCAGCAGCTTGGGGTTCAACTGCTGATACTACTAATTGTCGAATCGCCCTTACTACTCCAGGTATTAAACCTGGAAAAGCGAAGAGACTTAAACTCGGCAAAGATAATGAAAAAATTAAAATCATTACTCTCCCTTACAATTTAGATCCTCGTAAGACTAAAAAATGGCTACAAGAGCAGAGAGATCGTAGATCTGTCGAAGATTTTAACAGAGAAATTATGATTAACTGGGAGCTGTCTATAACTGGCAGAGTTTACCCAGAAATTAGCGAGGCTGTCAGTGGAGACTTTCCATTTATTGATGGTCAGGTTCTTTATTGTTCTGGGGACTATGGACTTGATGGTACTGTTTTTCTCTTTTGGCAGATCAATCCAGCTAATGGTAAGGCTAGATTACTTGATGCTTATCAGAATGAAGGTCAAATTATTCAATACTACTTTCCGCTTTTTGGCGAAGCACTAGATTCAAAATTTAGTTATAACGATGATGATCTAAAAGCTATTAACGAAATTGGTATGCTTCCACCAGCTATTCATTTCGGTGATGCTGATGTTAGAAAAAAATCTTTTATTAAATCTTCATCTACTCTTGAGGAGTTACAAAAAATTGGTGTTTTCGTTCAGTCTATAACCAAAAATGATTTTCTTACTCGTAGAGATATAACCAAATCATATCTAGCTAAAGGTATAGAGATTAATTCTAATTATAGAACTGATTATATTCTTGAGTGTTGGAAGATGTATCGATACCCATCCAGAAAAGAAGACTCTCAGGCTACTACTCCTATAGTTAAACCAATTCATGATTTTACGTCTCATCCTAGTACGGCTATGGAATATTTTTTCCTTAATTTAGAGGCTTTTACCAAAATTCAGCAAGATGCTCCTGCTTGGGCTGATAAAAAGGGTAGAAATTTAACAAGTAGACGGAGCATACAAAGGAGGGTCAGATAAATGGATCCACGTACAAAAGATGCTATCAGGAGTTTCCCGATAGTATTAAAAACATTAAATGAGAGAGTTACCGCTTGTGAGGAGGTACTAGAGAAAATTTATAAACTTACTCGTTCAACCAACGAGTCTATAGTGAGAAAATATGGGGGTGGTAAGAAAAACACCGCTGCTCAAATCAAAGGAAAAAAAGATGAAGGCTGATCTAAGTATTATTTGTACTAGCTATGACAAGCCACCAGAACAAATTATTGAATGTATGGACTCGATTAAGGTTCAGACAGTCTCGCCTAAAGAAGTTATATTGGTTGATGATTGTTCGAAAGACCCTAGGGCTCATGCTTTTGCTATTTCTATTTTACTACCTACTAATGTGGGTGTGGCTAAGGCTCGCGACATAGGAGTCAAAATGTCAGTCGGCAGACTGCTTTTATTTTTAGATGCTGATGACAAATTAGCTCCTGATTTTATAGAGCAGTGCGGAAGAGTGATTAACCACGCTGATATTGCTTACCCTAATGTTTTAAAGTTTGGGGCAATAGAGAAACCTAAGTTGGTTGATTCTCCTCGAGAGATTACTCCAAAATATATTACTGGAAAATCATGTGGCTTAGTAGTTACTTCAATGATGCACAGACATGTTTATGAAAAGCTTAATGGTTTTAGAGAATTGCCAGTTTACGAAGATTGGGATTTTTGGGTAAGAGCAATGTTTAATGGTTACAAGTTTGCTAGAGCTAATACCCTTCTTCATTACAGGCAAAATCTTAAATCGCGTAATCATTTATCTTTAGAGAAAAAAACTGACATACACCGTAAAATGATTGCACCTTTTAAAGTTGTTAATGATAAGTTGGTGAAAAAGGAGTCACATGGGAGAAAAAAGACTAAAATTACATAGAGGTCTTGGAGACTTTGTTCCAATTTCTGTTAATTTCTCTGCTCTTGAGAAAAAATTAGGTAATGATGATTCAGAATATGATCCTGGTGATAATTGTTTAGAACAAGAGAGACTAACTGATGGGATGCAGTATGAAGAGATGGTTGTCCAAATCCTTTGCAATTTAGAGGATAGAGAAAAACTAATTTTTATTTTCCAATTACTTAGAGATAATGGCTATCAAGTAGATCATGGTTCATTTGCAAAAGTTGTTAGTCTCAGTCGAAGACAATATATGAGGGTATTAGAAACCGTACGTCTCAAGACAGCTTTGTTTGTAAAGGGGTATCGTGAACAAAATAAGAGTCACAAAGAGGTCTAATAAGTTCTAATATTGAGATATATGGCAAAATCTAAAAGATCAACTAAAGCAGAAGTTATCAGGAAGAAGTATCAAAAATGTAAAGAGCTCAACCAGGATGCTTTTGATAAAGTTGAAATTAATAAAAACCTATATAAAGGTATTTTAAACGTAGATGATAATTACGACTGGGACTACTCTTTAGTCGATCCACAAGTTTTTCCTCTTGTCCGTAACTACTTATCCCGATCAAATCCATCAATGAGTGCTATCCGCTTGGATGTCAGGCATGGTGCTGATATTGAGACTCGTGAGGTTAATCAGCAGTTTGTTAACTGGGAAGTTGGCGAATTGATGACAACCACGTTGTTTTATAGGATGTTCTTTTCTGCTTACTTAGCAGGTAAAGGTTATTGTAAAACTGGTTGGTTATACCAAAAAGCTCTTGAGATTAAAGAAATGGAAGATGTTGAAGTTGAACCAGATGTTAAAAGAGTTAGCGGTGCTACCGATCTTCAAGATGAAGTAGAAGAAAAAGAAGTTGAGCAAAAAGAGACTCGGAGAAAAATTCTCAGAGACATCACTAATAGAGCTGATGCCAAGTTTATTCGCTTTAATAATATTTTAATCCCTAATAGAAACATTCCAAGTCTTCATGAACAACCATATATTATTGAACTCATAGATCAAAATGTTGGTGAAATGCTTGATGAAAATGCAGCCCTAGAAGAAAGAGGAGAATCTGAATATTGGGATAAGAAATTTCTTAAAACTTTAAAGAAATCTGGGGTTACTGATAAATTATTAGAGTATGAGTACGACAAGGCTACTGATTCTGATGCAGAAGATGATTGGACTTTTAGACAGGCTAGTGTGCCTTTGATATGTATGCACACCAATGATGGTGAGATTTATTACATGCCTCTTGAAAAAATAAGTGATGGAGTAGACAGCGAAGATGGCGAAGAGGATATTATTAATGTTGATACTACTTCTCGTTATTGGCATGGTCATTACCCATTCATTGAATTTTCACCATTCCCAGAAGATGATGAGTATTTCAATGTCGCTCTAGTGGACATTGTTGGAGACCTACAGATTGCATCCACCGAAGTTTTAAATCAAATTATGACCAATATCCGTCAGGTAAATACTGATATGTGGATAGCTGGTTCGGCTGCTTCTCAGACTCCAGATT